CCCCGCTGCGAAAATGGGAGGAGGCAGCGGGGCTAGTTGGCCGCGCGGCAACAGATGAACCGCGCGGAGGGAGAATTCAATTCTCTGCGATTGCAAGCAAGAATGCAAGCACCATTGCACCGCCAGCAGTGAACATGGCCACACCCAGAAACACGGCTATCAGGGCGGCGACGCGCTTAGCGCGTAGGCTGCGGTCCTGTGAGCGGGCGAGTCGTTCAAAATGGTCAATCATTTATAGTCTCTCTGTATGCCCTAAGCCTCTCGCAAGCCAAGTGGTGGGCATGGATAGCGTTCAGTTCGTCGTCGAGGCGAATTTGAGTTGCAAGTACACGGCGCTCCGCAATTTCGACTTCTCGCTTTAAGTGCTTTAAGTGCGCTTTTTCCTCTGTTGTCAGTTCCATTGTTCATTTTTCCTGTTTTTGGTTAGCCGGGGCCGAAGACCCGGCGGGTTGATTAGTAGCCTTCCCAATCGACTGCTGCGCGGTACATTGCTGCGTCTTTCGGGTCGCTCTGTTCAAAGTATTCGCTGAACGTCTCAACCTCATATCCACAAGCGCGGGCTTCCGCTTTATACTCAATGTAACTTTCCATGGCTTCATCGCGGGCGGCGCGTGCATGAATTGCTTTAAGTCTTTTCGAAACCGCTTTTGCTTCATTGATCGTGGTCATTGTTCATTTCTCCTGTTGTTGCTGTTGATATTAATATAAGAATTTTTTGCATACATGCAAGGGGTCTTGCTAAATTAATTTGCCCAATCTATATGTGTCGCATGGAAAACTTACATATCAAAATCATCAAGCAGGCTGGCGGCGTCAAAGTTGTGGCCGAGCGTCTCAACGTCGGTGGGCCAGCGATCACGCTCGCCCAGCGCGCACAATCTTTCCCTGCGTCATGGTTCGACGCTCTCGAACAGATGACAGGATCAACGCTTGATCGCAGCCTGTTCAAGTTCAAATGATCTGACCTGCCGCGAGGCGTCTTCTGCGCCTCGCCCGACGATCACGAAATGCCCCATCTGCTCCAGACGGGCGATAACTTGTTTCTGATCGTCAGACAGCCGCCCGCCCTTTACGCGCTTCATTTCAACCCATAGCGACCATTCGGGAATAAAAAGATCGGGAACGCCGGGCATCACGCCCTCGGCCTTCAGGCGCTTCGCAACGCTGATCGACCGCTTCTCACCATTCGGAATTGCAAAGATCATCACGCGCAAATATTGCCTCCGAAACCAGTGTAAGAAACCGACTTGCTCCTGATGTTCCGTTGGCTGTTTCAAAACGGTATCTCATCGTCCCAAGCCACTGATCCAAAATTAACTGGCTCGTCGTCGCCTTCCCACGCGGGCGCATTGTCCGGTGCGGGCGGGCTGAATGAATAATCCAACTGCACAATCTTGTGAAACTTGCCTTCAGGTTCGACCTTAATCCGCCCCGGCTGCGTCCAAGTTGCGCTTTCCGCCAGCGCCCCGTTTGTCGTCATGGCCGACGCGCCCAGCGACTTCATGCGCGCGTGATATCGCGACGCCGCATAGCCGCCGTGATCAGGGCAGAGCCATTCGCTGATCGACGTCAGTCCGCAGTCATACGTCACGCGCAGGCTGTCGGGCTTTCCCGGCTTCGCCCAGCGCCGCACCGTCACGGCGTCAACCTCGACCCATTCAGACTTAACCTGTGACGACAGCACCGCGCCGCTATATGCGCGCGTCTGATGCTCCGGCGTGGGCGCCGGCCATTCGTAGCCGCAGTACACGCACATTCTGACGCCCGCATAGTTCAGGCCATCACATTCCGGGCATTCCTTCGCGGGCGCCACGCCATCATCGCCCGCCTTCTTATCCTTCGGCGCTTTGATCTGGTCGATAAACCCGTGCCGCTCAACGTTTGAGCCATAGTCCAGCAGCAGGCAATTATCCTTTCCCGGTGCAATTCGCGTGCCGCGCCCGACAATCTGAACATAAAGCCCCGGCGATGCCGTAGCGCGCACCATCGCAACCAAGTCAACACCCGGCGCGTCAAAGCCCGTCGTCAGCACATTGACATTCACAAGCGCCCGTAATCGCCGCGCCTTGAAGTCAGCGATGATCTGCGCCCGCTCCGCCTGCGGCGTGTCGCCCGTGATCATTTCAACAGTGTGGCCGTGATAAGCCACCTCTGCCTTTAGCTGCTTGGCGTGATCAATACCGCTGGAAAAAATCAGCCAGCTTTTGCGATCAGCGCCGACGTCGCAAATCTCTGCCACCGTTTCTTCGACCAGCCCGTCAGCCGTTGCAGCGCGGGCAAGGTCAGCCTCTATGAACTCGCCGCCGCGCTTTTTGACGTCGCTTAAATCAATCTTGCGCTTGCCGCCCTTGGCAATGACCGGCGACAGAAAGCCCCTGTCGATCAACATCTGGATTTCGATGTCGTGGGCAATCCCGTCAAACAAAGCGCCCTCGCCCGTGTCCAGCCGCCCCGATCCCAAACGATACGGCGTGGCCGTCAGCCCGACAATCTTGACCTCAGAATTGCAGATGCGAATGTCGTCCAAAAAACTGCTATATCGCGTCTCTGATTTCGGCGGCACCAGATGCGCCTCATCGACCAAGATCAGGTCCGGCGCTGGCACGATGTCATAAGCCCGCTTCCAGATCGACTGAATACCGCCAAACGTCACTTTCTTGTCCAGCCGCTTCTGCTTCAAGCTGGCGCTATATATTCCGATGTCGTGTTCTAATTCGGGGCAGAGCGCGATCAGCCCAGCCCGGCCCTGATTGAGCAATTCCGCGACATGTGTCAGCACCAAAATGCGAACATCAAATTGCATTGCATCTTTGATAAGCTGGGCAATGATCGCGGTTTTGCCTGCGCCAGTCGGCGCTACAATCAAGGGATTTTCGCCCTTGCCGTCAGCCCAATAGCGATAAGTCGCGTCAACGCTGTCGCGCTGATAATCGCGGAGTGTGAAGGTCATTTCATCCTACTTTCGAAAAGGTCAACACTGTTGCCCTGATTGCGGATCACCTCGCCCGTGTCCGCGTCGAGATATTCCACCCAGCCATTGCCAGCTTCCTGAACCGACAAATCCGGCGGCATGATCGGCGGGATAAACAAGTGATCTTGGCAAGCCTCACCAGCGTTGCCATGCAGCGCGCAGGTCCATTTCTGATCGCCGTCCATCGACGGCGTGCTATGCGCGCACGTCCGACAGTTCACTTCGGGAATTTTTACGCCGTGGCAAATCGGGAAATAATCGCAGAACTTGCACTCAAAATATGCGGGATTTTCTGACAAACGCGGCGGCGGCGTTGTCGCCTTTATTACCTCGCCAGCCTTATCAATCAGCCCTTGCGCCTCTGCCCGATCCAGATGAATGCGCTCGCCATAAATCTTGTCCGTCTCTTTTTCCACGGCCATGAACAAACATCGGTCAAGCCCAGACAGCAGCATACCGACCTGACACTGCGCCCAGTAAACTGGCTTCGTCTCCTGAACGCCTTTATTCACGACCGCCCTAAACGACTTGCCGTTCATGGTCTTGGCTTCAAACGTATGCGGCGTTTTCGGCGCGTCTGGGACGTTTTCCAACACGCCATCGAGCGACAGGGCAAAGTGACCACCATGCGCCGTAAATCGCACCTGCGCGCCCGTCTCCGGGTCGCGATCCCATACCTTCACGCCAATGGCGCGGAGGTTTTCAATCAGCCGATCTTCTTCGCGGTGGCCAGTCTCGAATAGGCGCAGGATGCGACCGGGAAACGTGGGCGACCATGCGTGGCGGAATTGATAATACAGCGCCCGCTTGCAGGCGTTGCCAATCTGCGAACCGCCAAGGTGGGGCCGGTGGCTTTCGCCCTCGCGCTGCTTTTCGTAATGCTCATAAATCTGCGTGATTGTCTTCAGGTCAGTGTGCCGTGTCAGGTCCATTTTCGCCTCTCTTTTCTATAGGGCGCCCCAATCAAGGGGCGACCAGTAGAACAGAGCGTCGTTAGCCCGCCTTCTTCCACGGTGGCGACGCAGGGGCCGCAGGGGCCGCAGGGGCCGCAACAGGGGCCGCAAACGCCGCAGGCGCAGTGCCAGCCGCCTCATACGCCGCTACGCTGTTGCTGGCGTCGTAACCATTGCTAGCCGGTTCAATCTTCACCTTCACGGACATCGGCTTGTCGTGCAGTTCGGAACTTTCGCGCGGCGTCATCACGCCCACAGCACGGCAAATGCTCGACAGCGTTTTCTTCGCGATATAAACAGCAGCAGCGTTTGGGTTGTTCAGGTTCAGGCGATCAAACACCGTGCGACCCTGATGCGGACCATCCACAACTTGCAAATTCAATTGCAGATATGAGCCGGTTTGCGCCTTCGTCGGTTTTTCTTCTGACGACGTAATTACGCAAGTGTACCAGTCGGCAGGCAGCGGCTCAAAGGTGGTGTTTGGCTCGACAGTGTTGGCGTCAAATCCTTGGAGGTCCATGTTCAGTTTCCTTTGTTGAGTGCCGGAACATAACCGGCGATGGGGTTGGTCGTTGGGTCGAAGGTGATCGCTTCAGTGATGCCAAAGCGGTTTTTGCTGACGTTCGCAGCCTGCGGGTGACAAATCAATTCGCGCTCGCCAGTCGATAGCGCCCGCTTTACCTTGTCTTCACTGCCGCCGCGCAGCATCGTCTTCATGCGCAAGAAGCCCACAAGATCGACATTGTCCACATAGGCGGGCAATGATTTCTTATGCAGCCGCACCGTGTAGCGCGAATAAGGATCGCTGTCGGGCAGGTCCATCGTTTCCGTGTCGGCATGGCCAAGAAATACAACGTGCATCTTTCTGTCGGTCGCCAGCGCGCCCAGCCATTCGCGAATGCGATGGTGAACATCAGCAACCTGACCATAACCGGCTCCGTAACCGCCGCCAGCCTGCGCAATGCTTTTTGCCTTTGGATCAGCCGCCACGATTTCAGCCTCAACCATCGCTGATAGTTGCGTCACGCTGTCGAGAACGACCGTTCCAAAGTCATGCTCATTCGTCGCCAGCGCTTCAATCTGCGCGAACACTTCCGCGCTAGTCGCTGCAACCGGAAACAACGAAACGTCATCGCGCCCGGCAAGTGATGTCGTGCCGTCTTCGGTTCGGATGATGACGGGCTTGGGAAATGTCGCGGCCAGCGTGGTCTTGCCTACGCCTGCCTCCCCGAAAATTGTGCAGATCACCGGTCGCGATGCGTCCGGTTTCTGCAATTGTGTCAGATCATATGCCATCAAAAAAGTTCCTCCACCTTGACGCCAACAGCGCCGGGTTTTTCAGTGATCGCCGTCGCACACTTGCGCCATGTGTCCGGCTCGTTGTTCATCAAATACCGGCACCCGGCATCATCCGCTGTTAGCGTCGTTTTGTATTTGATGGGGTGCAATTCAGACGGGATTTCCTCGCAAATCTTTTCCCATGCGTCGCCATCGACCTTGCGCGTGATCGGCTGCGTCACCGTCACCTTGTATCGTTCATCAATGGTGTGGGTCTTGGCGCCCTCGGCCCTGACTTCAACAGCCTCGGCCAGCGCTGCGGCTGCTTTCTTGAGGCGAGCCGCCGCCTCATTCGCGGCGCGTTTGGCGTCAAGCCATTCCGCGCAAAGTGGTTGCACGTTCGATTTGTTCATTCCGCTTCCTTTCTCTTTCCGTTCCGTTTAGATAAAAAATGTTTACAGTAATTGCAAGATTTATTTTGCCGTCTTGCATTGTCATATTTTCTGAGATTATGCTTGAGGTCTGCGCCGCCGAAGCGCAGACCCCAATTTATCAGGTAAGGAAAAGGAACCCTGACAGTGAAAAAATATAGCACAATTAATGGCGTTGCAATATGACGTTGCCGTTTCACAGTTTCGTCACCGGCTACGGCCAGCACGACACAAAGGCAGATACAGGCCAGCAATACGAAAAAATATCATGGGCGCAGATCGTGGCCATGATACAGCACCCGCCCCGCTCCGAAAAAAGCGAAGCGCAGTGGATCATTCCAAGCACATACGCCGATCACGACGCCCGCAGCCACGACGCCCAGCGCGAGCGCGGAAGGTTCATGGCGCTGGCCATCGACATCGACACCGGGTCGCCCGATCTGAAAACAGTAAAAACCGCAATGCGAAGCGTTGCTGACGCCTTCCTGATTTATTCAACATCAAGCGCCACGCCCGGCGCAATGAAGTGGCGCGGAATTATCCCGCTGCGAAATGCCCTAGCCGGGGCCGACTATACCGCCACCCAAACCGCCCTGTTTGATATTCTCGCCGATCACAACATCACATGCGACCGCGCCCTAAACCGGCCCGGCCAGCTTGTTTACCTGCCAAACCGGGGCGAGCATTACGAACACCACATAGAACCCGGCCAGCCCCTAACGCTGGCGCAAAGCACAATCGCCGCGCGCATGGACGAAAGCGACGAGCTGTCATCCCAAATCATGGCAGAAGTGAAAGCAGCCCGCGAACGAAGGCAAGCCCAGCGCAAGGCAAAAATGCGCGATGATGACTTTAGCCCAGTAGATCACTTTAATGCCGCCCACAGCATTGCCGATCTGTTCGCCCGCTACGGATACGAACACCAAGGATCGTCAGACCATTGGCGCAGCCCAATGCAGACCACCAAATCGTTTGCAACCCGCGATTACGGCGAACACTGGGTCAGCCTGTCATCATCAGACGCAGGGGCAGACATTGGCGCGACAACCGTTTCGGGCGCCACACACGGCGACGCCTTCGATCTGTTTGTTCACTTCGACCACGGCGGCGACTTTCATTCAGCCGTCGCGGCATACGGCGCAGAAGTGAACCCACCAGCACACCCGTTCGCGCCCGCAGATGATGGCGTGGACCTGTCGCAATTCGGCAAGCCAAAGGTCGTCACGATGCCGATGGCGTCAGCCATCGACGACCCGGTGGACCTATTGTCAGGCGTCGCAATTCCGCCAATGCCGCAGGACGTCCTGCCGACGATCATTGAACAATTTGGCCTCGCCATTGGCGAGCAACTCGGCACCGATCCAGCCGCCGTGCAGATGGCCGCGCTGGGCGTCTGCGCCGGAGCAATACCCGACAGGATCAAACTCAAAATGACACGCCACGGCGCGTGGACGGAATGCGCCCGGCTCTGGGTCTGCCTTGTGGGCGATCCGTCTAACAAAAAATCGCCAGTGATGGCCGCAGCCAGCCGCCCTATGCGTGATATTGACTTTGAAATGATGAAGGCAAACGAGAAAGCAAATTCAGACTGGCTGGCTATCCCAAAAAACGAGCGGCCCGCACAGCCACAGCCCACCCGCGTCTGCCTCGGCGACGCCACCATCGAAGCCGCGCAGGGAATATTCAAGGCAAACAAACAGGGGCTTCTTAGCATCCAAGATGAGATGTCAGGCTGGTTCGGAAAGATGGAAAAGGGCGGCGGATCAGTGGATCGCGCGTTCTGGCTCGAAAGCTACAACGGGTCTTCATACGTCGTGAACCGCGTCGGTCGGGGCGAGGTGTTTATTGAAAATCTGTCGATGTCTCTGGTCGGCGGCATCCAGCCAGAGCCTATCAGAAAAATAGGAAATGAGGGCGGGGACGATGGCCTGATGCAGCGCATTATCCCCGTGATTATGCGCAAGCCGCGCCTAAGCCGGGATGTGCCAATGCCGCCCGTGGCGTCGAATTATGACGAAATGGTCAAGCGCCTGCGCAATGATCTGCGGGTCGAAAACATGATCGAAGCAAACAACCCGCTGACGTTTTCAGATCGCGCGCAACAGGTCTTCGAAGAGCAGCAGGCCAACTTCTATCACATGCAACAGGCGCACGATCTGCCGCTGAAATTGCAAAGCCATTACGGCAAATATGAGGGGCTTTACGGGCGGCTCTGCGTCGTTATGCACTGCATCGAACACGCGATGGATGAATACCTTCCAACGCAGATATCACACACTACAGCCGCTCGCGTGGCGCGCCTGATTATCGAATATATCAAGCCGTCAGCCGAGGCATTCCATAGCGATATTTTGGGGCTGGGCGACACCCACGAAACCATCCAAAAGATCGCCAGAATGATTCTTGCGCGCGGTCTTACAGAGATTTCACCGCGCGATGTGCAGCGATCAACCAAGGCGCTTCGCAAACTTTCATCATTTGAAATTGCGCCGATATTACAGACAATGGAGGCAATGGGATGGCTCGGACAGCTACCGCAACAGCGCCTCAATAGCCTAAAATATGCCGTCAATCCGGCGGTGCATGAGGTCTTCGC